GCGCTTGCAGTGCCGCGTCCACTGCGGGTAGTCGCGCCAGCGGCCGTTGCGGTACAGGCCCGGGCGCTTGGAGCAGGGCTGGATCGGCACGATCGGAAAGCCGCGCTCAACGAGCGCTGCGCCGTGCTGCGCCATGAAGTTGTGGGGATCCATCGGCCGATGACCTCCGAGAAAGAGGGGGGAGCAAAGGAGACCGGGCGCGCCTGTGGAGCGCAGCAGCCGCGGGCGATCAGAAGGGCGGGTCCTCGTCGTAGGCCTGGCGCAGGGCGTCCTGGAACGCCGTCACGATGAGGGCGATCAGTGCCTCCCAGGCTTCGGGGCTCCAGTGGGCAAGGTCCGTGGTGCCGAGCGCTTCGATATAGGCGCCCGCCTGGGCGCTGGCCTGCGCGAGCGCTTCGCGTTCATGGGAGGTTGGATCGATCATGCCTTTCCTTTTTGCGGTGATGTCCTGGCAGCGGCGCGAGCACAAGGTGAGCGGTGGCGCCTCGCGGCGGATCAGCTCGGGTGCAAAGCCCCAGCCGCGTGCTTCGCGGCGGCAGATTGCGCAGATCATGCAAAGCGCGCCCCGACGATCTCGGTGTAGCGGCCTTTGGGGCGCACTGCGATCTCCTGCGGCCTGCGCAGTGCGCCGCTTTGTGCAAGCGCCTCAGCGACCTTGCGCGGGCAGGGTAGCCCAGGGGCACGTCGGACCCACCACTCGCGTGCCCGTTGTTGCGGATAACCTGGGTGCTCAAAGCAGACCCACTCGCTGTGTTGGCGTAGCCCGCTCTGGTAGTTGACGCGCAGCGACGGCAGCCCGCCAGGTTTGTGGTGCTGGCCGTAGCTCACGTGGCTCACCGGCACCCACTGCGGCGTGCCCGCGCTCACCGGGTCGAGCGCGCTCGGCTCTGCGCTGAGCTTGGGCGCGGGCGGGTCAAAGGTAAAGCCACACGCCTCGCAAACGCTTGCCGCTGCAGGCAGGCGCCGCTCGCACGAAGGGCAGGTCTTGAGTGGTGCCGCCCCCTCCTGTTCATCGGGTTTGCTGCGCGGATCCACCGCATCCATCGGACCGTGGCGCGCGATGTTGCCGGCAAAGTCCAGCACCAGGCAATTGTCTTTGCCCGGAGCAAGCCTGCAGCCGCGCCCGAGCATCTGAACGTAGAGCCCGGTCGACTGGGTGGGCCGCAGCATGGCCAGTAGATCCACCGCGGGCGCGTTGAAGCCGGTGGTGAGCACGTTGGCGTTGGTGAGGCATTGGAGCGTGCCGGCTTTGAAGCGCGCAATCAGCGCTTCGCGCTCAGCACTGGGCGTGTCGCCCACGATCGTGGCGCAGCCGATCCCGCGCGCTTGCAGGGCTTGGCACACATGCGCGGCGTGCCGCACCCCGGAGCAGAACACGAGCCAGCTCTTTCGGCCGCCGGCGCAGCGCACGATCTCGGACACCGCCGCCTCGGTGAGGTCGTGGCGGTCGACCGCTTCCTCGAGCGCGGCCGCCACATACTCCCCACCGCGGATGGCCACCCGCGAGACATCGATTGCAGTCTCGGTGGGCTTTGAGACGAGCGGTGCGAGGTAGCCTGCATCGATCAGGGTGCGCACCGAGACCTCGTAGGCGATGTCGGTGAAGACCGCACCCTCGCCCGTGTGCAGCTTCCCGGAGTCGAGCCGGTAGGGCGTTGCGGTGAGTCCGATGACTTTGAGCTGCGGGTTGATGGCGGCAAGGGCTGCAAGAAATCTCCGGTACATCGTGTTGGCCTCGCGCGGGATGAGGTGCGCCTCATCCACCAGCACAAGGTCGCAGTGGCCCACCTGCGCCGAGCGCGTGTGCACCGACTGGATCCCGGCAAAGAGGACCGGCGCATCGATCTCGCGCCGCCTGAGCCCTGCGGAGTAGACCCCTGCGGGGGCCTGCGGCCAGAGCGTCTTGAGCTCGGCAAAGTTTTGCGCAATCAGCTCGCGCACGTGCGTGAGGATCAGGATCCGCTGTTCGGGATGCGCGCTCAGCACCCCCTTGATGAAGGCGGCCATCACGAGCGACTTGCCGCCCGCAGTCGGAATCACGATCAGGGGGTTGCCTGCGGCCTCTCCGAAGTAGCGGTAGATGCTCTCGATCGCCTCGGACTGGTAGCGTCGAAGGCTCAGGCTCATGCCGCCACCTCCGTGCGCTTGTCCGCATCACCGTCGCGCCAGGTGCTCCCGTCGGCAAAGCGGTAGCGCACCCACTGCACCGGCACCGAGGCACTCGCATCGACCTGTTCGCCTGGCACCAGCGAGGCGATGTAAAGGTGCTGTGCGCAGCCCTCGCGCTGCTCCGCAGGCCCGAGCGCGCTGTCGTGCCGCGCGCAGTGCCAGCCACCCTCGCGCGGACTTGCGTGCAGGCAACTGCGGCAGTGCACCCGCGCAGCGGCCTTGCCGTGGCACACCCCAGCGTGTTCGCAGTAGCGGCAGGCCCAGTGCTCGGGATCGTCGCTGACGCGCGGCGGCGTGGTTGCCGCCAGGATGATGCGCTCGGCCTTGGCAAGGAGGCCCTCGGCGATCGCGGGCACGGCACGGATGCGCTCGGCGTAGAGCGCATCGTCGTTCTTGCACACGGCAAGGTAAAGCGCGGCCTCAAGCCCCATGAGTGCCATGTAGACCTGCATTTGCGCAAAGTGCAGCGGCTTGGAGCGCTGCACCCCTTGCGCAAGGAGTTCGGCAAAGCTCCTGGCGCTGTGGGTCTTGTACTCGAGCGCCTGCCACCGTGTGGGATCGTCGATCAGCCCGCAGGCCACCCCATCGAGCGAGCCCCCGAAGTGGCCCCCGACGGCGCTCACGCGAAACTGCCGCCCGGTCTCGGGGTCGACCTCGTGCACCGTCGCCCCGATGCGGCGCAGGTTGCGCGCAAGGCGTGACTCTTCCCGCAGGCCGCTCTCAAAGAGCCGCAGCACCCGGCCGGGGTGCCGGATCGGGCTGATCCAGCGAAAGTCATACCAGAGCGCCCGCTCGCAGAGCTTGCCGATGATCGATGCCCCCAGGTGCTCGCGAAAGCCGGGCTCGGCATCGCGCTCGTAGGCGCTGTAGATCGCCTCACAGAGCGCCGGGCGGGGTCCAAGCCGCTCATCCATGATCCACCTCCTGCCCGGTGCCGTTCAAGCGGTGGTGTAGGGCGCGGGCGCGCGCGAGCGCCTCGTGCCACAGGGTTGCGTCGACGTCGTGCCGCAGCACCTCGATCAGCAGGTCCTTGAAGGCAGCCCGGCGCGCTGCGGCCGAGCCGCCGCGGGCGCGCTCGAGCCCACGCAGGTGCTGCCGCAGCCCATCGAGGGCGCGCAGCTTCAGGCGCAGTGCGGTGCTCGCCCGGTGGTATGCGTCGGCGTCGGGCTTGGCGCGCTCGGCCTGGCGGCGCATGTCGGTGGTGGCGAGCCGGATCTGGATGCTTCGGATCTCATCGCGCAGCACGCCGATGGCGGCCTCGCAGGCCTCGGCCGTTTCGGGAAGCGGCAGCGCGGTGTCAGTCGTTGGCAGGTGCATGGCTGCGCCTCCCTCAGGACGAGCGCTTCCACGGCAGCCCGCTTGTGACGGGCGCTGTGGGTGCTGTGGGCACTGTGGGTGCTGTGTGCACTGTGGGTGCTGTGGGCACCATGGGCGTGGGCGCCTCAATCGGTGCTCCAGCAGGCGCGCTTTTCGGCTGAGCCAAGCCCGCCGCGGGCTGGGCCACAGGCTTGCAGGGATGGTACTGGATGCTGTTGCTTTCACCCCACCCATCCTTGGCCGGGCGCACCTTGACATCAAGCAGCATCGGGATCCCGTGGAGTTCCACGGAGTCGCTCAGCTGGAGCTTGCCCGTGGCGTGGCAGATGGCCGCGAGCACCCGATGGGCGATCTCGACCGTGCCACGGTTGCTGTTGACGAGGTTGAGCCGGTCAAAGAGCTTGCGGCCGGTGCACGGACCCTGAAGGATCTGCATCTCGAGGTAGAGGTACTGTCCAAGGCCGTTGCGGGTGGGGCGCATCTCCGAATCAACGATCTGGCCAACATAGCGGCCTGCCGGGATCACGGCGAGTGCCGCGGAAGGATCGATCTGCGAAGCGTCAAACGTCTGGTGTAGGCGGGACATGTCATATTCCTTTGCGTCAGAGGGCTGAGGAGGCAACCAGGAAGGGGCGGATCGAGGCCGGCATTGCCGTAGCAAAGGCGGCCCAGTCCAGGGGGAGGGTGTCGGGGAGGGCGTAGCGGTTTTTGGCGAGGTAGGCGGGGCGCTCGGCCAGATGCAGCAAGCGCTCGCCCGAGCCCAGAGCTCGGACGACCTTGCGGTTGAAGCCCGCATCGCTGCGTGTCGTGGCCACGCGGTAGGTGGCAAAGCCCACGATGTCGGCGTGCTCCTGCACAAGCGCTGCGGCGCGCGCGTGCAGCTTCACCTCGAAGCGGTCGTACGGGTCGCACTCGGGGCTCTCGAAGCGTTTGACCTGCGTATGCCCGAGCAGCAGCACCGTCATGCGGCGCTCGTCGCGCAAGGCGTTGAGACCCTCGAGCAACTGGCGCCAAAGGGCAAGTGCGGCCAGGTAACCGCGGCCGTAGCCGGCATCCTCGATCGAGGCCCAGCCGTTGTCCTTGCAGGTCCTGGCCCAGATCAGGGGCTCGAGCCAGTCCAGCGAGTCGAGCACCACGGTCTGAAACGTGTGTGGGTCGGTGTAGAGCTGGCCGAGCGCCTCAAGCACTTCGTCGAAGCTGCGCAAGAGTGGAAAGTGGGTAACCTCCAGCACACCGAGCCCGTCCTCGCAGCAGAGGAAGACGGGCTTGGGCGCCTGGCTCGCAAAGCTCGTCTTGCCCACGCCTGCAAGGCCGTGGACCACGATCCGCGGGGGC